GCACAGTACGAGAAAAACAAGAACAACGCCACAAGTGGCAATGCAAACAAGGTATCCCAAGAGGATAGAATGAAGAAGTATTTCACAACCGTATTACCTAAGGGTTCTAAAGGTGAAGAAAGACGTATTCGTATTTTACCTACAAAAGATGGTAGTTCACCATTTGTAGAGGCTTATTTCCACGAAGTTCAAGTGGATGGAAAATGGGTTAAATTATTCGACCCTAAACAAGAAGGTAAGCGTTCACCATTAAACGAGGTTTATGAAGGTTTAATGATGACTGGTGTTGATTCTGATAAAGAATTAGCACGTACATACCGTTCTCGTAAATTTTACATTGTAAAGGTTATTGACCGTGACCATGAAAATGACGGAGTTAAATTTTGGAGATTTAAACATAACCACAAAGGTGATGGTATTATGGATAAAGTATTCCCAATTTTCCGTAACAAAGGAGATATCACTAATGCAGAAACAGGACGTGATTTGATTCTTTCTTTGGCATTAACTAAATCAGGTAACGGTAAGGAATACACAACAATTAATTCAATCATCCCTGAAGATTCAGGTGTTTTACACACGGATGCAGATGTTGCAAAAACATGGTTAGAGGATGAATTAACTTGGTCAGATGTATATGCTAAGAAGGGTGAAGACTACTTAGAGTTAGTTGCAAGAGGTGAAGCCCCACGTTGGGATTCAGACCAAAAAAGATACGTTTCATCATCTACAAGTGATGAGGTAATTGCATCACCAAAAACTTCTACTCCTGTGGTTGACCCACAAGAAGAAGATGATGTTGATGGAGATTTACCATTCTAATTAATTTATGATGTTCCCGACATTGTTGTCGGGAACATCCTTTAAAAAACAAAAACATGGCAGGAATTAAAAAAACAGATTTTTCTTCTATTAAGAAGAAATTCTCAAAAGAGGCAGAATATAAACCAGACCGTTTTTTCGATTTGGGTAGTGCCTTCTTAGACGCTACAGGTATACCTGGCCCCGCAATGGGTCACATCAATATGTTGTTAGGACATAGTGATACAGGTAAAACAACCGCACTTGTAAAGTCAGCGGTAGATGCTCAAAAGAAAGGTATTGTTCCCGTGTTTATTATCACAGAACAAAAATGGAGTTGGGACCATGCTGAATTAATGGGATTCGATAAAGGAGGAGATTATCTTTTCAACAGTGATTTTGAGTACATTGAACAAATCACAGATTATATCAATGAATTATTAGATGCACAAGAGAAAGGAGATTTACCTCACGATTTATTAATCTTATGGGATTCAGTAGGTTCGGTTCCATGTAAAATGACTTACGATGGTAAAGGTGGTAAACAACACAATGCATCAGTTTTAGCTGACAAAATTGGAATGGGTATCAACCAACGTATCTCAGGTTCAAGAAGAACAGATAAGTCTTATACGAACACATTAATCATTGTTAACCAACCTTGGGTAGAATTACCTGATAATCCTTTCGGACAACCGAAGATTAAAGCAAAAGGTGGTGAAGCCATTTGGTTAAACTCAAGTATCGTATTCTTATTTGGTAATCAAAAAGGTGCAGGAACGACTAAAATCTCTATCACTAAAGATAAGAGAAAAGTAAAAATAGCAACAAGAACAAAAATCTCTATCATGAAAAACCACATCAATGGTTTAGGATATGAAGACGGACGTATCTTGGTTACATCACACGGATTTATGGCTGGACGAGAGGAAGGAGAAGAAAAAAAATCTCTTGAAGAGTACAAAAAAGAAAGTGGTGATTACATCAGTAAGATGTTAGGTGTTAATGTTACAGACATTACGGACGTAGAAGTTGTAACAGAAGAGAGTGATCTATAATTAATTTTAAATGTCGGTATTACTTGTTGATGGAGACAATTTACTCACGATTGGTTTTTATGGTGTTAAGAACGCCTTTCATAAAGGAGCACATATTGGAGGAATTTATCATTTTCTCAATACTCTTAGAAAATCATTTGAAACATATCATTTAGATAAAATAGTGGTATTTTGGGATGGATTGGAAGGTTCACAAACCAGAAAGAAAATCTATATCCATTACAAGGAAAATAGAAGACAAAGAATTAGAAGTGAAGAAGAATTAAATTCCTATAACTACCAAAGAGATAGAGTAAAACAATATCTCGAGGAGTTATTTGTAAGACAGGGAGAATATGAGTATTGTGAGACTGATGACAACATCGCTTACTATACTCAAAATTCACCTGACGAAAATAAAATAATTTATTCTTCAGACGGAGATTTAACTCAACTCGTTTCAGAAACCACACAAATTTACAATCCCTCACACGGAAAACTTTACAAAAAAAACGATACTATTCTATACAACCATGAAGAAATTTTAATCGAAAATGTTAAATTGGTTAAGATGATGTGTGGTGATTCTTCAGACAACATTGCCGGTATAAGAGGAATGGGAGTAAAAAGATTTTTATCAGTTTTCCCTGAACTAAAAACACAACAAATTTCTGTTGAACGAGTTAAAAACAAATGTGAGGAAATCTTTCAACAAGACAAACACAACAAACTTATTGCAAATTTACTAACAGGTGTTACCAAACACGGAGTATTAGGTGAGGAATTTTTCGATATTAACAATCGTATCGTAAGTTTGGAAGAACCTTTTTTAACTGATGAGGCTAAAGAAAATATAAATTTACTAATAAATGAAAATTTAGACCAAGAAGGTAGGTCATATAAAAATGCTATGAGAATGATGAGGGACGATGGAATATTCAATCTATTATCAAAATCTGACGATTCGTGGATTAAATTTATAAACCCATTTCTTCGATTAACAACAAAAGAAAAAAATAAAAAAAAAACAATTAAAGTAAAAATCTATGAGTAACCAACAACTTGACATCACAAAATTTGAGTTTCTTTTAACATTAGAAGGAAACATAATCTGTCAACGATTCTTCAATGTTAAGGATCATGTAGAACAATCCCGCCGTTCTATGGATTTACATTATTATATAAGAAATATTTGTGAAGATATTGCGGAGGATTTAAAAATAAAAAGTTCCGATTATTTGTGTGAAAATCAAAATTATTTCCTATCTTCGGACTATGTGGAAGATGCTCCGGAGAAGGACAGAGAACATTTTTTATTAGTCATTAAGTTGAATGACGATGTATTTATTCAAAGGATATTCCCCGCATATTATTACCATCCAAAGGTTAGGTATACGGTTGATATTCGTCCAAAACTTAAGCGTATTTTGTCAGACTTAACTGACATTTTATCATCTGAAGAATTGGAAACAACATATCTACATTACGAACTATAATTTTTAATATATAATAAAACATAACATGGAAGAAAGGAATTTTGGGTATTTGGGATTTACATTTCAACAATCACTAATAAAGGCAATAATTGAGGATAAGAAGTACGGAGAAACGATTATTGATGTAATTGAAGCTAAGTTTTTTGATAATAATTCATTTAGATTTATTATGGAGAACACAAAGGAATTGTACAAAATATATAGTAAAATACCTAATTACGATACGTTAGCACAAAAAATCATGGCTGAAGGAGGTAACCGTGATTCTTCTAAAGTACATTTAGACACATTAACGGCTATAAGTGAAGGAGAGGGTCAAACTGAATATATTAAAGACACGGCACTTAATTTTTGTAAACAACAAAATTTAAAAAGAGAACTTAAAAGTGTACAAAGTATTATTGAAAGCGGTGAGTTCGAATCTTATAGTAAAATTGAACAAATCATTCAAAAGGCATTACAAGTTGGTATCAGTAATGATGATGCAACTGACGTATTTCATAATATTGATGAGGCGTTAGAAAGCGACTATCGTCTACCAATTGCAACTGGAATTGTTGGAGTTGATAAAGTTCTTAAGGGTGGATTAGGTAGAGGTGAATTAGGAGTAGTTCTTGCACCAACTGGTACTGGTAAAACCACATTATTAACTAAATTTGCCAATACAGCATATAATTTAGACTTTAACGTACTTCAAATATTTTTTGAAGATAATCCGGGTAACATTAAGAGAAAACACTATACAATTTGGACTGACATTACTGCGGACGAACAACCAGAATTTAAGGACATAGTTAAGAAAAAGGTTGAGGAAGTACAAGAAAAATCAAAAGGTAATTTAAGATTATTAAAATTAGCTAGTGATAATGTTACAATAGCCGATATCAAATCTAAAGTTAGAAAACTGAATTCAGATGGATTCAAAATTGATTTATTAATTATTGATTATATTGATTGTGTATCTTCAGATAAATCAACAAACGGAGAA